AGCAAGCTCACCGATGCCGACAGGCGTCGTGCAGCCCTCGGTCGCCCAACCCGCGATGAGCCAAAGCCCCGTATCGCAGGGGTCACCGATCAGCCAGGCTCCGGTAGCGCCCCAGGTTCCGGCTTACCAGGCAGCGGCCCCGGCCCAGCAGGCTTCGGCAGGCAACCCGTGGCAGGAGGCGTTTCAGGCCCTCAGCGCCTCTTTGAATACAAGCAGCCCCTCCCAAGCCCAGGTTCCATACTCGGCTTACCAGACGCCAACGCCGCAAGCCAGTACCCAAGCGAGTTGGGCTTCAATTCAGCAACAGCCTCAAGCCCAGTATTCGGCTCCCCAGACTTACAGTCAACAAGTTTCAACCCCGGCTTACGCGCCCCAGCAGCAACAGCAGGTCAGCGACCAGCAGCAGGCTCAGGCCGCACCGGTAAGCGACGCGTATCTAAGTCAGATCAGCGACGTAAGTCTTGAAGTTCTTGAGCACTTTGGTGCTGAAGCTCCTGCTCTCCTTAACCAGTACGCATGTGCTGTTGAAGATGCACTGATTGAGCAAGTTCAGCGTGGTCAGTCCCAGTCCCTGATGCTTCAAGCTGCAGGCGAAGAGCGTTCTGCCATGAACCTCATGCTGACTAACCCTGATGTCTTGGCTGATTACGTCAATGACTTCTTTGGTCCTAACGGTCCTTACCCGACTGAAACACAGGAAGAAACTGCTGTACGTGAACAGCAAGAAGCCCGTGCTCAGTTCGAAGCTGAGATTCAGGCACAAGAGCAAGGACGTGTTCCTCAGTCCTTCTCACGTCCTGAAATGGACATGCCTACGCCCGGTCGTCAGGTCAACCAGGCCAACGACTTCTGGGGTGGCTTTAGTCAGATGATGGATCAGAATCCTGAGCAAGCTTGGCAGTATCTGTCACAGGCTCCTCAAGGTTCCCTAAGCAGCAAGATGCTGGTTCAAGATCTTTGATCTAAACAGTAGTAAGGGGGTATATCAACTACCCCCTACAATGTAATTAATAGATTAAAAAGAAAAATGCGTAATCCTTCGTCTTATTTAACTGCTGCTGAAGAGACATTAGGTATGTCATCAGCACAACGTGGATTAGGTGGCATGCAACGTACAGCTGCTAATCCAGGTCCTAATATGTTTGATAGTGGAGCGGCTTCTAAAGTTGCTGTAAACAATCAGCCATATAACAATGCTCGACTTCAAGAGCAAAATATTGGACAAAACATTGCTTCAGCATTGCCTCAAGCTCAAGCCGATGCAGTAATGGATGTACGCAAGCAGCAATTAGTTGCTGATAACGCTCAGTTTGCAGCTGATCGTTTTGCTAAACAACGTACTGCTGAAGTTGCTGCTGTGCTCGGTTCTCCAGCTATTCAGCAGATGGGGATGATGAATGATCTTCAATTAGCAAAAGTCCGTAATGACACAGCAGTAGGTAAAGCTATGGCTATGGGCGCTAATCCAGATCTTGTACAAAATGCATTGAGCTCAGAACAATATATGGCTTGAATTTACTACAATTAAAGTAGTAAATAGCTAGATAGTTGTGCGGTTAGCTGGCGAGTCAGTAACACCAGAAGTTTATCAAACTATCTGGAAACATCTG